GCTGTGGTGCTAAGAGTGCCATCGCCTTGAACAAAGTATTGCTGACCTGCCGTCAGGCCGGTCTGATTGCGGTCTATACAGCCGACTATGCCAATCGTGGAATCTTCGTTGTCAGCGTAGGTGTCGGCGGCAATGCCTATGTAGTTTTCTGAGGTCAAGTTGCTTACTGCGTATCTGAATGCTACAGCAGTACCGTAATTAGAATTTCCGCTGTCTCGATAAGCTACAACTGTCGCGCTTGCATTAGAATCAAAGGTTGATGAAACTTCACCCGTTTCTCCTGATTCATACTGCACGGCAGATTCAAAACTAATAGAAGTACCACTTACCGCGCCAACAACAAGCCGTCCATCAGAATTAGTATTACTGTCAAAAGATACAATGACTTTATTGTTGGCGCTATCGAATACTATTCCGTGATAAGTTCCAACTGAACCACTGTCTGCGACAACGGGGGTGCCGAACGAAATGCTTGTGCCGCTAACAGTGCCAACAACCGTCATTAAAGTAAGGTCACTGTTGTTTTTGTACACACAAACTACTTTATTGCTATTGCTATCAAAGGCGGCTCTTGGGTTTGCTGAACTAACACTTTGGAAAACAGTCTCCGATCCAAATGAAATACTTGTTCCGCTAACCGTGCCGACGATTCCAGTACCGTAGTTAGAATTTCCACCATCTCTATACACTATAACCACCTTGTTGGAATTAGAGTCAAAGGTGATGCCTGACCCATATAAAGCGCCAGTATTAAAGGTAGTTTCTGAGCCAAAGCTAATAGACGTTCCACTTACCGTCCCTACAATAGCCTTACCATAGTTTGAATTATTTTCGTCGGCATAAGCTATAACAACTTTATTGTTGGAGCTGTCAAACGTGATACTAATCTCGTTAGTTTCTCCGCTTTCAAAGACTTCCTCTGAACCAAAGGATATGCTCGTCCCGCTAACAGTGCCGACAATGGCAGTTCCCCTGTTTGAGTTCCCAGTATCTCTATACGCAACCACTACTTTATTGGCGTTAGAATCAAGGGTGGCTTCGTTGTATGAAGAATTAGCACTGTTATAAACAACAGGCGTCCCAAAAGATATGGCGGAGCCGCTTACAGTTCCAACAACAGCAGTACCGTAACTAGAGTTACCGTCGTCTCTGTAAACTATGACTATCTTGTTATTAGATGAATCAAAAGTAGACCCCGTGAAAGATACAGTTGCTGATTCAAAAACTGCGGGAGTGCCTAAATCTTGTCCGCCCCCACTGGCGTTTATAAGCGTTACATCACCATCAGCTTCAACAATGACGGGTTTTCCCGCCGTGATCGCGCCTTCCGCAGTGGCGGTGTAGTAGGCATCAATAATGTTGGGGTCTTTACCAATAAACCTCATGGCTCAGGCTCAGCTTATTTCTTCGTAACTAACAAAGACCTTGAGATCGTTTGCGGCACTGGCTTGCGCTCCAATGCTCCGATCTTCCTCTAGGTACAGAGAGGTATTCTTGTCGATCACTACAAGCGTTGAGTCCTGCGGCACAGAAACCGTTTTGACAATCTCTGTAGCAGTGCCGCCAATATCGTCTTGGCTGTAGTAACTGACTGTAATGTCCGCCGCCACAGAACCGTCTACATTTGCGACAGTAAGGCTATTTATCTTAAACACCTTGCTAGAGCTTGCGGCATTAGACACCACAGCAGTGGCGTTAGTGTCGGTCAAGCTCACCACTGCGGACTTGCCTGTAATCGTGGCGACATTGACAATGTTTGGTGCGGCCATTTTCTATCTCCTATCCAAATACAATAGCCATCGCAATGGCTTTGCCTGTGTTGATGCCTGCGGCTCCAAATGACAACTTACCAGAACCATCGGTCAATAAAGCCTGACCGCTTGTTCCGTCTGCATTAGGAAGCTCTAGACTGTAGGTTGCAGAGGCGCTATGCGGCGGCCCTTTTAGGGTTACGCCGTGAGAGTTGGACTCACAGTTAAACCTAATGGCACCAGCATTGGTATTACCGTATAGCTCGGTAAAGCCGGTTCCATTTGGAAACAGCTGTATATTACCGTTGGTGTCTGTGGATTTAATCGCATTGGTGTTGATCTGAAGGTTCTCAATCGACACTATGCCATCTGCGTCTTCAAATACTGACTTGTCAGCAGGATATGTCAGGATGACATCCTTGGTTCCTGCGGAAAAGTTAACTGCACTGTTGCTATTGGAACTCGACAGCACCGTTGTACGGGTTATCGTGTTACCGCTACTAGCATACGTGCCAAGACCAACCTCAAAAGCAAGGTTGTTGTTGTCGACAATCGCGTAATAGGTTGTGTCGGCATTAGACAAAACAGAAGCAAAGGTACGAAAGTTAGGCTCCGCACCACCAAGAGAAACTGCTCCAGTGCCCGTTGTTGTCGTGGTTTCTTTTACGCGATCCGCTACGACCAAGGCCATGACTAGGCAATCCTGATAATGGCGTTAGAGGCATCCGGTGTGGGAAACACAATAGTGAAGTCACCAGCACTGGACGACTTGTCAGAGCCAAAATCCAACACTAAAACGGTATCTGTAGTACCAGAGCCACCGCTAGTTGTAGTATTGTATATAAGTGCTCCACGCGCCGTTAGCGTACTGCTGGAGAACGTGAGGTCGACAAAATCCGTGAGGGCTGTGGTTCCAGACAGGGTTGGGGTCACATTGGTCAGTGTTCCACCGCCTGCTGAGTAACCTGTTCCACTAATTTCATTGCCCGTTGTATATGCAGTAGTTGCCGCATCAAAACTGGCTGAATTGGTATACATCGCCAGCTTGAACGTGTGAGCACCGTTTGTAAAATTGTGAGCGCCAACAAGCAGTTCCTGCTTAAAGGATGAACACATGAAGTTTCCGCTAAAAGCCATATCACATTCTCCTGATAAGTTCGGCTAAATCTTTTTGCCCTGCATCAAGAAGGGCGTTATACACTGTGGTTCGGTCGCTGTTTGCGGCCTCTTTCATGTAGAAAACAAGAACCGCTCTAATGTGATCCTTGAATGCCTGCGCCTGTGCCTGTACCTCTGGCAACGCAGTATCAGCTACCGAGACGATCTTATCTAAACACCTCTCAGCAATCTCCTCTGGGGTAAACCCCCTGTTCTGTGTGGTGTGTACACTAACGCTACCCACCTCAAAGCCACCGCTAACACCAATCATGCTCTGGCTTTCCTTACTTCACCCGATCTATAGCTGTCTGTTGTGCTGTAGCCTTCGCCCAACTGCTCCAGATTAGCCAGTGCCTCCATATACCTTTGGGTATACATCTGCATCAGGTCGGGGTCACCCTTTAAAAAGGTGTACGCCTCAACAAGACAGCCATACAGAAGCGTAGACTCTGCATTGGTGCCAAGCCAGCTTGTGCCGTCTACAGATGCGGTAATTGAGGTGGGCTTGTGAAAATAGTGCAGTTCTGCGTCATAAGCAGAATTGGGTGTGGGGCCGAGAATAAACGCGGTGCGGCTAAAGATGCCGTAGTACTTGGGCGCTCCCTGTGTTCCTGTTAGCGGGTACGCCTGACGTATAAAGTTTACATCTTTAAACATCAGATACTCAAAGCCAGAGTTTTCGATGGCTAACGAGTAGGGTGTCAAAAAATCTGCCGGCATGATGAGGTATTGATTACCGCTTGCCACAGACCCTGAAACATTCTTACGGAAGTCAGGCAGTTGTACGGTTTTGAGAATCTTGTCTTCTGCCTGCGTAATGATCGTTGTCAAATTATTGACAAAAGTTGTCTCGTTTGACTCTGTGTAGTCTTGAATAGCCTGTTTAAGAGTCGTAAAAGTAAACGCCATTAAGATGTCTCCACAGTTACGCGCCCAACAGCACCTGCCATATCAAGGCCGACAGTCTGGCTTCCAAGAGCCGTATTGCCTCCCCCGACAGGATCAAACGCAGACAGTGCACGACTTTCAGTAAGGCTGTCATCAGGTCGCGGAAATCGTAACGCTTGCGGGTCGCTTGCATTGACATCTCCTAGCTTTAACTGTGGTTGATCTTGATCTACAACGTCTCTGCCTACCAGCAGTCCGTTCCATCGACCATCCTCAATCTGCCTAACCAAGTCACGCAGAGGGTATCTAAACCCTGTCCGATCACAAAAGCCAAAGGCTTTCGATCCCTTTGCGTAACTGCTCATAAATTGTTATATCCACCGGGTGCCATATACAGCGATGCCTTCTCTCTGGATGCGTCTGCCGCCAGATTCCACTGCTCTTCGTACACCTCTTTCAGTGCCGGTGCTATTGGTATCGACTCAGGCTTCTTGCTCGCTATGTAATAGGCCAGCCCAGCTACCATACACGGTAAATACCGCGCTGGCACATCCATGTTGTTGGACGCTGGCTTTCCGCTGTCTTCTATCCTGTCTAGGTAGTAGTACGCAAACGTGTAGGTGGTTGTTGCGTCTGGCACGGGCCAAAAGTGCAACGTCAACCCTGCTGGCTTGCGCTCAACGTAATACTGTAGCGGCCTGCCCTGTGTTAGCTTGTTTGTCTGGTGGGCGTACTGGCTCACCGAAATTCTCTGCATAGTCAGGTCAGACTGCTTAGAGGTATCTCCTGCGTCAGTTCGCAACAGCCCCTCTATGATGTCTTGTTTTTCCGAGGTCAGGTCGTATGACGAGGTGCCTGCGGTCAAAGTTTGGGTAGCATCCCTTACTGTCCACAAGTTAAGACCACGGTTCTGCCATTCCAGCATTAACAAATCCAGACTGCGCCGTGCCGTCCGGTAGTCGTATCCGCTTCTAAGCTCAGAACCTGCTCGCTCAAACGCCTCTTCAAATATATCTGACAGGTCAAGAGTAAAGGCTGTTGTTCCGCTAGTCGCCATTAGACCTTCCTTCCTCTAGTCCTGCCTTTACGGGCCAAACCGTTCCTGCATTTGGCCGCTTTGGGTTTCTTTGATCTGGGTGCATTCTTAATCTGCTTGCCCATCTGCGCTCTGCTTATAGGCATATCATCACCAATTCTTGCAAGACCAGTAACGGGGTGTCAGCTTATTAGGCGGGTTAGAATCGCACTTGTGTCTGGCACGAAACGACTTACGCCTTTTAGGCTGGCTCTTCTTGATCTTCATATTCTTGTCGCCATAGCGGATGATTTTTTCTTTACCATCCTCACACGCTTTGACCACAAACTTCTTTTTGGAGTGGCTGGGCGTTCGCTTTGGCTTGTTGCACGACATGGACTTTTTGCTGACCTTGCCGCCCGACTTGTAATACATACGCATTACTTTCGATGCCTCGACGTTTTCTTGGCAACCTTTTTGGGTTGCTTTGAATGTTGCTTGCCTTTCTTGGTATCTGCGCGTTTTTTCCGCGTAGTCGCGGCATATTCCTTGTCAGATAAAGACTTGATGGCTTTCTCAGGAAGGTAACGCTCCCCCGTGGCCTTTTTGCCTTGGGTGCTGGGCTTGCCAGACTTAGTGCGCCACTTCTGCTTAGTCCAGTTCTTTAGGGACTTTTGCGACTTCTTGAGGGCCATCAGTCTTTGTATCCTCCCCCAGCTTTTTTGTACGCGGCGG